TTATATGTGGCACGTGTTTACAGCTGACATATAAGCGTATAGTTGTTAGTAGGTATAAATTACAAAACCTTCCAAGGATAGGAATCAAACCTATTTAGTCTTGGTATAGTTGCACATAGCTAGCATAGTTTTGTGCAACTACAGGACTACGCAGTCGTGGAATTACACCACGCTTTATCTACATAGTCTTCTAGGTGCACAAGTAATTGGGTTATGCAACCATAGTGCAGGACAATATATGAGGAAGGATTTGTGTGTCCTGCATTATGAGTGCATAACAGAAAAAGTATTGTATGATGATAGTGCATAGTGTTTTAAGGCAGGGTGTACCAATACAAAATGCCATCAAATACAAAATCAAAAGCCACTACGACTTTTGATTGTGTGATATATATTTTATCAATTCAACACCATATACAGTTATATATGTACTAAAGAATAATAAATTGAAAAAAGAAGTCCAGAATGTTCTATCTGTACAACTCCAACAATTTACAATAATATTTAAATCGTTCTCAATTCTTAAACAAGAATATATGAAAACTGAAAATAAAATATAATGATATCGAAATTTCATATTTTAAACCTTTCTTCTATTTGTTTGTAATTGCTCATTTCTACGACAGAGTGTTTTTTGTTTATAAGTTAGTATTAGTTAATATTTGGTTTAAATCGTCAACAGTATCTTTTTTAAGTTCAACTTTTGACGCATTATAGTTGTCACCAGTTTCCATTTTGTAGATACTCTTGAAAGTTTCTTGTAGTGTTTCCAATAAAGGATTTTCTTCGTCTTCTATTTGATTCTTGATTGTTAGTTTTTTCTGACAATCATAAGAAGAAGAATCATCAACTCCATTTTGTTTATAATCTCTCAAAATAGGTTTGATTTTGTCTTCAAGATACTTATTTTTTTGATATATTAAAGACTCACAAACTCCGCAAAGTGTACGAATGAATCTTTTATATTCTGATTCTTTCTTCCATTCTTGGTCATACTTCATTGAGTTTATGTAGTTTTGCTCGAACCATAAGCCCAAAGTATTTACTGATGATAGTAGCATATCTTCAGATACTTTGTTTTTATGGTTAATTTCTTTTACGTTGTTTTTTGTAGTCATAATTTTTACTCCTACACTCTGTCGTAGAAATTTCCCTGACAGGGTGAGCGAAAGTTGCATATATTATTTTTCTATAAGAGTACAGATAAATGTTTGGGGGGCACCCTCTGGGGGGAGCCAAAGATTTTCTGTAGGCCGTCCGCCTTTAGGACATAATAATGACGCCCCCTTGGGCGACCAAAGACAACTCTTATGGGAAAATAATATTGCCTACGATAGCCACCCTGTCAGGTAAATTTCGTTTCTTTTTTTATTTATACACTTCTACCTGTTTATGGGAGTCAGAGGGGTTTTTGCAGGTTTCTTAACCAAAAACCCTTCTGATACAAAGGGCGGGGGTAAGGGGTGTCAAACCCCGTAAGTTGTAAACAGGTATGTTGACTTTTTTTACAGTAGCTGATATATGAAGATTATGTCCGTTGCAATGAAAGAAAGCAATCAAATCACTCCCAAAGCAAAGAAGTTAGTTGATACTCTCGTAGCTACGGGATGTACAATAACTGAAGCGTCCAAACTCGCAGGATACAAAGGAAACTCATCAAGAGTAAGTGCAAGTCGTATGCTACGAAATCCAAAGGTACAACAGTATATGTTTGAACAGATACAACATAACCTTGGGATGAGTGCAGTTAAAGCACAATCAAGGTTGCTTGACTTATGTTCTGGTGCGAAGTCAGAGTATGTACAGTTAGAAGCAAGTAAGGATATACTTGATAGGGCAGGATTCAAAGCACCAGATAAGCACCAACATATGGTCAAGGGTGATTTCAGTATAAACATAGACTTGAAGTAGTCTACAGTACGATTACATTGCTGTGCAATGTTCGTACACATAAAGGTGGCATTTTGTATTGGTACACCCAACCCTGTAGCCGAACTTTTTAGAACACAGCTATTGAACCAATAGGGGTTCTAAAAAACTGAGGCTGACATATACAGTAAGGGGTACTCACTCGTTAGAGTCGTTCAAGGTTCGTTGCCTGTTGTAATTTTTTTTTTTTTCTGTTAAGGTTCGGTTATGGTTACTTACATAATTGTATCAATGATCTTGTACGTGGTATTCTAATGGCAAAATCACCGGCGTGGCAAAGAAAGGCAGGAAAGAATCCTAAAGGAGGATTGAATGCAAAAGGTCGTGCATCTTATAAAAGACAAACAGGTGGTACATTAAGAGCACCGGTCAAGTCTGGAGATAATCCTAGACGGGCATCTTTTTTAGCACGGATGGGAAATATGCCGGGGCCTGAACGAGATAGCAAAGGTAGACCAACTCGTTTACTTTTGTCATTAAGAGCGTGGGGTGCCTCAAGTAAAGCTGATGCACGGCGTAAAGCTAAAGCAATGTCAATACGATTAAAAAATAAAAAAAAGAAAGGAAAGAAATAATGCCCGGATATAAAATACCAAAAGCACCAAAAACTAAAAAGAAAAAGAAAAAAGGTTACTAATGAAAGGTGTTAAACATTATACCAAAGATGGAAAAGTCCATACAGGTAGTTCACATAAGATGCCAAATGGGGATCTTCATTCTGGAAAGACACATACATCTTCTAGTAAAAAATTATTTCACTTTAAAGATTTGTCAGCCAAAGTAAAAAGAAAAGTGCTTATGTTGACAAAAAAGAAAAAGCAAGGATAATAACATTATGGCAATGTCATACAATGAATATTTAAGAAAGAATCCTACTGACTACAAAGCAAGGGCTATGGGTAGAAAAAGATGGGAAGCTACACAGGGTGCTAAACAAAAAATAAAAGTTGGCAAGGATGGTAAAGTACGTATATCTACTAAAGACGATCCAAAAAAATATCCATCATATTCTGAACAAGCTAGAGGTCAAAGTAAAAAATCTACAGGAGGTAGGAAAAAAGATACACAAGAAACACAATATGACAGGATAAGAAAAAAAGGACAAACAGGTACACCTTCAGGTGAAAAAGCACGAGAAAGCCAATCAGCAGATGCTAGAAAAGGTGGTAAAAATACATTATTAAAAGTCGTAGGTACTCCCGCACTTTTAGGTTCTATTGCAAAAATTGCAACAGATGCACAAAAAATTGGTAAAAAACCTGCTATTGAAGATAAAAGAAAAAAACTAGCTATTACAGATCGTTCTAAAACTATGAATGTAGATAAAGAAGGAAATGTAAAACAAGGAAGTAATGAACAACCAAAACCTAAAGAATCTAAAAAAGAAAAAGCAAAAAAGGTAGCTAAGAAAATAAAAGATAAAGCAAAATCTGCCGGTAAAAAAGTTTTATCAAAAGCAAAATCTGCCGGTAAATTTGGTAAAACATTGCTTAAAGGTGGATTAAAAAGAGTACCACTTGTTGGTAATCTAATGGCAAAAAAAGCAGGAGCATCATCACTAGAGGACTTATCAGTAGAACAACTTAAAAAGATGGGATTGTCAGATGCCCAAATCAAAAAACTTAAAGGACAATAAGTATCAAAAAAACTATTATGTGTTATGGAATATATACCATACACTTTTAGCTTTATTTTTAGGATTAATTGTTATAATAGAATTAATTGAACTAGTGAGGTATTGGTGAATAAAAAATTAGAAAAAAATAAAAAAGTTGCCCAAAGTATGGAAACGTCAAGACTTGCAGAACTTGAACGCCATAGAGAAAAACAAATAAAAGATTACGCAGAATTTAAAATGATACGTGGTCATTCTAAAGAAAAAGCATATGCAATGGCAAAACAACATATTTTAAATAGTAATGAGTAGAAATTATAGACACGAGTATGATTCTTTCCAATCATCTTCTTCGTCAAAAAAAGATCGTGTAAAAAGAAATAAAGCCAGACGACGTGCTCTTAAACTTGGTATCGTAAAAAAAGGCGACAATAAACATATTCATCATATAGATGGCAACCCACAAAATAATGCACCAAGTAACTTACGAGTGGTAACAGCATCATATAACACAGCAAAAAAATGAGTACAGCAAAGAAAAAAAATCCTTCGTTATGGAAACGTATTGTAGCTAGAATAAAAGCACAAGCATCACACGGAACTGCGGCAGGTCAATGGTCAGGAAGAAAAGCCCAAGCCGCCGTCAAAGCATATAAAAAAGCAGGAGGTGGATATAGTGGTGCTAAAAAGAAATCTAACTCATTATCTAAATGGTCAAAACAAAAATGGCGTACAAAGTCAGGAAAAAAATCTTCAGAAACAGGAGAGCGTTATTTACCAGAAAAAGCCATTAAAAAATTATCATCAAAAGAATATGCGAGAACTACGGCTAAGAAAAGAAAAGATAAAGCTAGTGGAAAACAATTTAGTAAACAACCAAAATCTATTGCAAGAAAAGTAAGGAGATATAGAAAAGTATGACAATATTTACAAAGTATTCAATTAGAGAAATAGACACACTACGTACTGTTGTTAAATCACAACATATGAAACATTATCCAAAAGAATTTGTGAATAACCACGAAGCTGATAGAATCATAGAATCTCTATCGGAAGAAGCTAGAGAAAAACTATATGAACTAGCAGTTAATTATGGCATCACTAAATTATAAACCTGATGGACAGGTACTAAAAGAATTTCTTAAAAATGATACTTTCTTCAGAGGAATACGTGGCCCTGTAGGAAGTGGTAAATCTGTTGCCTGTTGTATTGAAATAATAAAACGAGCAATCTCACAAAAACCAAATGAAGATGGAATACGTAAAACCCGTTGGGCAGTTATTCGTAACACAAATCCACAGCTTAAAACAACCACAATTAAAACTTGGCTAGATTGGTTTCCCGAAGAAGATTGGGGTGGTTTTACTTGGAGTGTACCTTACACACACAAACTTAAAAAGGGAGATATTGACTGTGAGGTAATCTTTTTGGCTCTTGATAGACCAGAAGATGTAAAGAAATTGTTATCTCTTGAATTAACGGGGGTATGGATAAATGAGGCACGAGAAATTCCTAAAAGTATTGTTGATGCTTGTTCTATGCGTGTTGGTCGTTTTCCATCTATGCGTGATGGTGGCCCAACATGGTATGGTGTTGTTTGCGATACCAACCCACCTGATACCGATCATTGGTGGGCAATAATGGCAGGTGAAACTATTATACCTGACTATATTAGTAAACAAGAAGCAAAGATGCTGATTAAACCAGATAATTGGAAATTTTTTAATCAACCACCTGCTATGGAAGAAATAAAAGACAAGAACAATCAGGTGGTTGAATATAAAAATTATAATCAATCTGAGAATCAAAACAACCTTACACAGAATTATTATAAAAATATTATTAGAGGTAAAACAAAATCGTGGATAGATGTATATGTATTAAATAAACTTGGACAGGTAGAAGATGGTAAACCTGTATATGAAGCATTTAGACAAGATGTACACGTAGCTAAAGGTGAATTAGCTATTGCTGAATCATTACCAAT